ATCTTTCTTTAATCCCATTTCACCAGTTAATGGATCATAGATTATATTATTCCAATTACGGAAAGTATTGTAGATGTAGTTTTCATTAGCTTCATTCAAGTTAAGACTGAAGTTAAGTGTTAAATCAGCAAACGTTTGTCCTGGCATACCTGCGAAAGATCTATCAGCAAATTTATATTTTTGTCCAACTGCATCAATGGATGGATTTAAATTATTTAATCCTCCGATTGAATTTACTTGCTCTAAGATAAGTCCTGTATCATCCCCTAATGGTGAAAATATAGTAACCTCAAATAGATTAGGCTGTATTGGTTCGAACCTTTGGCTACTGGCCCTTGACTGGGTATAATGTGGTAGTGGCATAGTTTATATTGTTTTTTTATATATTCGTCTTACTTAACTTCTTATTGGAAGTTTCCTGTACTTATTGCCCCAGTTCTTAAAATAGTTGTTCTTTGTACAAGAATTTCCATTCCTCTTACTGGTTCAATATATGTATCAAGGATACCTACATTTTGATCAATTACTTCTGGTGTATTATTTGTTTCATCCATTATATTTCTATAATCATAAACACCATCATCATTTTGAACTGTTGATAAGAAGTTATCAGCTAACGTTTTTATTTCTAATCTTGTCTGAGCTGTATTAAATTCGAATAAGTAGTTTTTAAGAATTGCATCGATACCATCTTGGATATAAATTACAACCTCTCTAACGTTAATTGAACTTAATGCAGATTTCGGAACCTGTTGTGCAGTTTTATTTGCAAATATAGTTGGTCCTGTTCCACTTTGGAATACAATTGGATTCAATCCGAATGGCTCTAGATAATAACGATCTTCTTGGTCAAGATTTAATTCTAAACCAACAACACCATTTCCACCTATAACTCCACGTCTTACACCAGCCACAATTGACCACGGTAATGCGTTTTCATATTTAAGTATGTAGTTATTAGATACATACGCAGCAGGAGGAACACTTATGTTCTTTCCTAAATCCCTAACAGTAATGAATGGATAGTAATAACCACCCCAAGATCCACCACTCGTTGCCGAAGGTAATGAATATCTAATAGTTGGATTCAATGCAAGATTTCCACCCTCAGCTATCATCTTAGAAGATAGGCCGTCAGTTGCATCAGTAAAGCTTGGATCTGTACTTGCTTTAAAATCTTTAGCAGATGGTGCATTAACAATTGCGAATGAATTTTTCCTACCTGCACATAAATTTGTATAAACAGATTTACAGTTTGCTTCTATACCATTTCCGTAGGTATCTACTACATAACGGAAGTTAATAGTTTCTTTATCAGTTAAAGCTTTATATAAATTAGTACCACCTAAAATTGGACTTAAACAGTAATTCTGTCTAGTATTAGTCCCATCAGGTACGTGTTTAGTTGCTAGTAAATTAAAACCAGGCAATTCAAATACGTTAAGATAATCTACCCAACTATCAATTGGATAATATAATTCTACTTTTCTTTGCGCAGGTGGCCCAGTTACAAGATTTACATCAATTTCAGATTGGCATGTTACTAATAGTGCAGTTTTTCCTGAAGGTATAATTGGATATTGTGAAGGTGTTACTCCCCCTACTACAGCATTAATTCTAGTTAATCTTGAATGACCACTTACAGTACCTTCATCGTTTAATAAATAATTTCCTACACTAACATCAGCAGCTTCTGGTGAAGTAGTTGCAATTAAAATTTGATTAGGTTTTAGTAACGGCTCATTAAGCGAATCACCTACAATATCAATAGTCAAGTTAAGAGCGCCTTTTAAAGTTTGTACATTTAAACAGTTTGCTGCTACTGCAACTGCCTTAGATGTTAGGAAAAATCCAACATCATCTAAAGTAAATTCATCATGTGCCGTCAGATTAGTAAAACTATCTTCTTGATACGGTGTAATCCTTACTCCTGGTAAGAAATACTCAGAATCTGAAATTGCAATTGTGTTAATAGCAGTGGTCGGCCCGCCTGTATGGATAAAACCATAATCTACAGCATTAGCTACAATATATGATGTAGATTCAACTGCACCATTTTTGTAAACAGCCTCATCACCATCAGTTAATGTACCGTTGGCAAATTGTGTTGCTATCGTAGATCCATAAGAACCTATAATACCAGCAATTGGATTAGCTAGTGGAAATTCGTCAGCTATAAAATCTATATCTACTTCATTAATATAATTGTAAACAGCAGCTCCACCGATTGTGAAATCTGCTGGTGTGATACCGCCTACGTCTGATAATAATACAGTTATTGAAGAACCATTAGTTTGTACTTCAATAACTGGTACATATTGTTCTGCTGGTGCTAAACCAGTAGTTTTTATAAATGAACCTACTACAGTAGATGTATTTGCAGTCATAGTACTAAATGCAGTCCATATTGCATCTTTAGTAGCATTAGCATTAGTTACTTGAATCTGTACGCCACCGCCTGATGGTGTAGTTACAGTTATTGTGCTTGTATCATTAGTTACACTAGTTCCAGGTTCTGGTTCTCTACAGTAAAGTAAATCAGAAACAATAGATCCACTATATGATAACATATTAATGTCATCTTGTAATGAAGTAGCTTGTTGATATTCAATGTTATGTCCAATCATATCAATTCCTCCAGCTACACCATCGATAAGAATATCTCCACTAAATAAATTTTCATTTACAGTAACAAATAATCCAGTAGATGCAGTATCAGCATTAACAACTTTTTCAACGAAAAGGTTATTACCTAATAGATCGACAAAATCAGGAATTAAACATGCAGTATATGTTGCTTGTAATTCTACCTCAGGTAAATTAAAAAATTCTAATAATTTAGTATCAGTACTATCACTAGTAAATACTTTTCTTTTTAATCCTTGCGTAGGATCAAAATATTCTTGGAATGTTGGATCAGCATTAAATCTTGAATAAGGAGTGCTTGAACTAAAATCTCCACCGAAGTTACCTCCTATTACAAAGATATCTACAAAGAAGTCAGAAATTAAACTATCTTTATTTAAAAAACCAGGTACATTAGCAGCACCATACCATTCCTCGACAGTTACTTGGTAAGCTAATACATTTGTTGCTGCAGATTTTTTAGCAATTACAGATATAGGAGTTTGTCCTAAATTAGTAATGTCTAATAAATCATTTACAGCTATACCAGATAATACAGATTGATTTGCACCAACGTTAGTTAAAAAATTATCAGTTGATGGAAACCAAAACTTATCTCTATTATAAAATTTTTGGTATTCGTAGTTTAATCCAGCATTAGCTTGAACTTCTGGTGTTGATGATGTCGCAAATCTAACAGCATTTACTTTATCAGCAGCATCTAAATTAAGTAGACTCAATGCTAAAATTGGTCCTCTTTCCAGTGCAGCCAAACAGCTTCTATGGAAAAAAGAATCTTTTCTTTCTAAGTTTCTATCAATATCACCGAATACTTGCTTAAAAAAAGCAGTATCTGGAATAAAAACGGGTGTATTAAACGGACCTCTCTTTGAAAACCCGACCACCAGTCGTGTTTGATTTGCAGGTATGCTAACTACTTGACTTTTGTCAAATTCGAAACGATAAGTACCTGCTGCTTTAAGAGAAGCGATTTTTGGATCTAGTGCCATCTTGTATTATATTTTTTTGTTTATTAGTTTTTTTATATATCCACTAACCTTTGAACTTTTATATTAAGTCGTAGATATCAAAATTGAGATTACCACCTTTTGAATCTTTTTCCAAAATTTCTTCTAATTTAATTTGTATAGCTGGATCTATCTCATCATAAATCTCTTCAACAAAATCAGAGAAATCTAAAGTAGTAAAGAACTCTGAACTATTTATACAAGTCATAATTAAGTCGTCGTTACCTAATTGGCCTGCATATGATCCATTTGATAATTTCCCAAAAGTTGAGGATTCTTTTATAGTATCTTTATCAAAAATTTGAATTTTATTTTGGGTGATATATTTTTTAAAGTTTTGACAAAAAATAGGTTTGTTATCTTTCTTTACCTTAAGACCGAATTGTTTTGTTTTTGCATCTACACGATGTTTAAATTTAACAACAGATTCTTCATCAAATTCATTTCTTTGTGGAAAGACAGTTTCCATTCTTTTTATTAATTCTCCACCAAACATATTCCATTCTATTATTAATTTTACATTCTCTGAAAAGAATAAATCAAAGGTTAAAATATACAAAGATTTTGCAAATTCTTCGATGGTGTGAGAGTTACTTCGGAACCGACCTACTTGGCTTATTGCAAAAAAGTCAACGAAACTCCCTGGTGTTGTTATTGATTTCCAATCTTTTTGCTCTAGCATTTTTAATTGGAAGATATTAATAACAGAATAATCACCGCCTACACCTTCAGCAATGTCTACTGAAAATACCCAGTAATTGTAGTCCTCTTCTATTTCATCTAAATTAAAACCTGGCTTCCATAATAAACCAGAGTAATCAATTTCAGCATCATCAAACTCTACAATTTCTCTGTGCTCAAATTCTACTTGATTTTCAGTAAGCTTTTTTAAACTAGCAGCCCCTAACAATAAAGAAGAACCTGCTATAAACTGATTTCCATATTGTCTATTGAAAGCTTCATCACTACCTAAGTTAGCAACCTCTTGGCGCATCCATGCATCATCTCTTCCTGGAACATCCCACCAGTCTACTCTGAATGGTACATATTCACTTAATCCTTTATCAGCAGCATTATAAATGTCATAGAACTTATTAAACCCATTAGGTGTACTTGTAATTATTACTTTAGAATTAATTGAGGCAGAAACGGTTGGATATACATTTTCATAAAAAGTATCTACAAAGTTTGCAGGTATATGTGCGAACTCATCCATAAAAAGTAAATTTATGGAAAAACCGATTGCAGCTTTCTTTGTTGTAGTCTGACCTATGATCCTACAACCATTATCAAATTTTGAGTTAAAC